GTTAACTAATCCGTCAAGTTTAATAACTTGGTATTTGATTTGATCACCATTTCTAAAGTGAACTTCATCATTTAAGTAGTTAACTAACGATTGTGCTCTTTCAAGCTCTACTTTATGCTTTTGACCGTAATCAAAAGATATTGCAGTTACATTGTCATACTCAGATAAACATCTAAGTAGTAAGGTTGAGGAGTCCATCCCTCCTGAAAGACTAATTACAACATTTTTTGCCATTTCTATTTATTTAAATTTGCCAGGTATTAAAAACGTATAGGCGAACGCTATTCTACTATAGAAAGTAAGGAATTTTTTACATCTTCCCAACGTTTTACATAACTTTTTAAGTCGTATTCTTTACCACTAACATTGAGTATCTCTCTAGCTACTGTTTTAAGTGCATTTCCAAAGTTAGAAGGATAGCTAATAGTTTTAATATATTCTGTATCATTTTCTCCTTTAATAACTCTTTCATACACAGTGAAGCCACCGGTTTGAGAACGAGTAATAAAGTATGGTTCCATAACTGGATCTTGTATTAGAGTATCACTTGCGGGTACTGAATCTGGATTTCGTAACATTTATGATAGTATTAGTTCGGTTAATTCTGTTTTTCCTAGACGTCCTGTTTTTGTAATAGTAGAACCGTCTTCTTTAATTAGCACAGTAGTAGGTACAGAGGATATTTTATACTTAGCTGCTAAACCAGTAGTATCTTTATCTATATCTATATCTTCGAAGTCTACTTGATCTTGATATGTAGGTTTAACTTTATCCCAAGTCTTTCCGTAGATTTTACATGGTCCACACCATGTAGCATAAAATTTAATTAGCTTTTTTGCCGCCATAACGATTGTTTTGTTGTTTATAATAATCTGCTTTAGAAAATTTTTTACCATTAGAAGCATCATCTTTTTTCATGTGCTTATCTCTATAGGATTTAAGTGTTGGTAACCATTCTTTGAGCTGATTGTAGCGTGTTTTAGAACTTATTTTTGACATATAACTTATTTTATATAAATATAAGAATAAATTAGCAATTTATCAACTAAAATAAGCATAAAATTCGTCTCCTCTAGACCCAGTAAATGTAGTTTGTGTTATGGTTAGCGGATTATTAGTAGAAATTAAACTACCTGAAGTTGGTGCGTCATACCATCCACTAAAACCAGTTAATCTAGGGTAAGCTGGAACTGTATCTGCTTCAATAATAAATGAAGAATAGGTTTTAAAGTCTACAATTTGTGTAAGACTTCCTGTAGTAGGTCCATCTACTACTGGGTAGGTAATTTCTACTGTAGCTTCAGTATCTGTTGAACCTACGTTAAAGTACCTTATGTTAGGATTATAAGTAGTTAAACTTATACTACCAGTTTCGTCTTGACATACATCTCCATCGCTACAGACTACAATAAATTCAACAACATCGTCATCCACTATAAACGAACTGCCGGAAAGCAAAGTATCTTTAGAAACTGAACTAGCCAGGAGGTTACTACCAGTAATTGAAGTATGGTAAATATCAACTAGAGAAACATCCCTACCTATAGTTACACCGTTAATAAAAACTCGTTTGCTCATGTATATAAATAGTTAACCATCACAACTTAAACAGTCAGTATCTGTTCTACTTCCAATGTCTCCGTTAATTACTGAGTCTGTACGTAGGTAGTATAGTGTTTTTACTCCTTCTCTCCAAGCTGTTTGGTGAACTTCATTAATAAATTTAGGACTATCTGTTGGGTCAAAGGCTAAGTTTAATGATTGCGTTTGATCTATGTACTTCTGTCGAGCTCCTGCTTGTTTAACTAATTCTAATTGGTTAATTTCTGCAAAAGTTAAGAATATAGGCTTATCATCAGCTGGCATTACATCTTCCGGTAAGTTAGCGATTGAGCCTCTATCTTTCATAATTTGATCCCATACTTCTTCAGTGTTAGCTCCTTTTGCTTCTAAATAAGATTCTAATGCTGAATTTTTACGTATAAATGTACCTTTTGCTGAATTAAATGTGTAAATGTTAGCAGGTACTGGTTCAATACCGGCAGATACACCTCCTGCTATAGTACTATTAGAAACTGTAGGTGCAATTGCTAGAACATGAGTATTTCTCATACCTGTTCCTTTACACCATAGAGGTTCTCCGTACTCTTCTGCTAACTTTCTTGAAGCAGCATCTGCTTGATTTTTTAATTGAGAAAATATCTGATGTGTAAGAGAAGTAGCAGCAATGGATGCGAAGGGTATTCTTTCGTTTTGTAAGAATGTATGCCATCCTAATACTCCTAAACCAATTGCCCTACCTTTTTTAGCAGATCTATACGCTCTTATTAACGAATCTTTTCCAGAAGTTTTTGCTAAGAACTCTTCTAACACTCCATCTAAAAAATATATTGCGGTTTCTACTAGGTCCGTGTTTTTCCATTCATGCCATTTTGTTAAATTAACAGATGACAAACAGCAAATGAAAGAATGCTCTTCATCTGTATGTAAAGTGATTTCTGAACAGATATTAGTCATACTAACATCCAGGTTATTCTTTTTATAAGCAGGTGGATTAGCATTATTAACTGTATCCTTATACATAATATAAGGCTCTCCAGTCTCCACTCTAGACTTAAGTATTTTAACCCATAATTCCATTGCCTCAGCGTCTCTATGCTCTAGTTTTTGCATAAAGCTATCATCCACTACAACACATTGATGTAGGTTTAGACACTGTCTATTAGGGTCTCCTTTAGGACGTCTAATTTCTAAAAATTCGTGAATATCTGGGTGATTGATATCTAGATTAACTGATGCTGCTCCTCTTCTAACTGCACCTTGATTAGTAGCAATGATAGTTGAGTCGTATATCTTAGCCCAAGGTACTATACCTTCTGACTGTCCCATATCATCTTTACCTATTTTATTACCTCTACCTCTAACTTTAGATAATCCTATACCAACTCCACCACCGAGGGAAGTCAGCCTCATTAACTCTGCGTTAGTAAGGCCGATTCCTCTTATAGAGTCTGGGGTATCTATCCCAAAACAAGAGATGGGCAATCCTCTATCGGTTCCTGTATTAGACAGGACGGGGGAGGCTAAGTTCAACCAACCTTTCCACATGTAACGAAAAAATTTATTCGCTAAATCAGGTCGATCTAATCTTTCAGCTATTCTATTAGCTACTCTTTTATATGCTAACTTTGGAGTTTCATCAGGCATTAAATATCCTTTTGAGATAGTTGCAATAGAAACTTCATTCATCCATTCTGGGTAATCCTTTCCAGCTTCCCAGCTACTGGTATCTACTATGTGTGACATAACCTTTATATTAAAATGCGTTAGACCAATCTAAGTGACCTTTACTATAGTTTGTAACTCTACTAGCAAAGAAATCTGTTTGTTGTTTTCCAGCGATAACAGCATCAAACCATTTCATAGTTTTTAATGCACCTTTATCGATATCTTCTGCAGGAATAATAGGACTTAATCCTAAATCTGCCATTTTTGTATTTACTCTATGACGAATAAAGTTTTTTAATTCGTCTTTAGTTAAGTTTTCAAGATCACCCATTTCAAATATCTTATCGATAAAATTAAACTCTAACTGTAATGCAGTTGCTGCTGCTTCATTTATATCAGCTATAAGTTCTGGAGTCTTAAATTCCGGATGTTCTTTCATAAGGGTTCTAAATAACCAACATCCTGCTTCAGAGTGAAGACTTTCGTCTCTTACAGACCACTCTACTATCTGCCCTACTCCTTTGAGTTTATTTCTCATTTTAAACGATAATAAAACTGCGAAAGAACTAAATAGATTTACACCTTCTGTAAATGCTGAGAATATAGCTAGTGATTTAGACCTATCATGCCAGTTAGGTTCACCGTTATGTCCATCTCTAACGTCCATTAGGTTTTCTATTTTAGCCATAGTTGCTTCATCCTCCATAAACTCTGCAAAGTTGTCTAATCCTAATTGCTCATTGAGTAAAGAATAAGCCTCTGCATGTATCGTTTCACTAGAACCTAAAGTAGTACCCATCATAATAACTTCTGGTTTCCTGAACCATTTAGTTACTAATGTAGACCAGTAATCATTAACTACTGTTTCTGTTTGAGCAAATCCTTTTAAGATTCCTCCTACTACATTTTTTTCATGGGGTTTCATATTTGATTTCCAGTCAGTAACGTCTTGCGCCATTGGTACTTCTGTATGTAGCCAATGTGCTTGTTGCTGTTTTAACCAGTAATCGTATGCCTTAGGGTATTCGAAGGGTTTATACACAACTCTTTCTTCTAGTAAACTCATATATCTTTATATATTACTTAAAGTGTTAGACAAAAACAACCTCGAAAAGAAGTTTCCGAGGCCGTGGTTATAAATAGAATATATATTCCACATTTAGCAAAAAAAATTATAATAATTTTGACATTGCCTCTCGAGATATAGTAAACTTAGGTTTACCTTCCTCTTCTGGTATAAGATCTTCAGCTGATGCTTTTCCTTCGAAAGATATATGACCATTATTAGTATCCATCTTTACGTTGTAAGTCATACCGTCTTGACCATATCTATTTTTCATAACGTGTACTCTCCCGGTGCCTAGCACTTTATCTTCTTTCTGACGAGATAGAGATAAACATATATCTGCTACCATCATTTTATCGTAACTCCCAGCTGCTTTATCGCCTTCTATTACACTGTCTTTAGCTCCCATTCTATTTACCTGAGATGGTGTAAGAATAGGTATCTTTAGGTCTTTTGCTAAGCCTTTAGTAGCTATAAATACATCATCGATCTCATCTTTTCTTTCTGAGTATTTACCTTTAGAGGGTGCCCTCAGATAATCAACATAGTCAATAATAACTAAGTCAGGCTTGTGATCCATATCCATACATTTCTGAATATGCGACTTAATAGTATTTACCGTTGCCCCTTTCGGTGGATATTCTTTAACGATGAGCTTACCTTTGAGACTATCGACATAAGTTTGAACTTCTTTACGGTGTTTATTAACCTCATCAATAGAGTATCCTGTAAAGTAGCAATCAAACCGTTTACCCACATAGTCCTCTCCGAGTTCGAGGGTATAATAATTAACTTTATAGCCAAGACTGACAGCATGAGCAGCAATAGCAACCATACACCAGCTTTTCCCACCTCCTGGATTACCAAAAACAATACCCAAATCGCCAGGTCCAAATCCTCCTTGAATACCATCGTTAAGTATAGGCCAAGGACTAGGAATAGTAGGACGGTAGTCAGTTCTATACCTAGTTTCAACATCTTTATTATATTCATGTCCAATATTTTTATCCATACCAGCTTTCATAGCCTTCTCAATCATGTTTCTGATTCCGTCAAAGTCATGATCTTTAAGAAGGTCAGCAGAACTAAGTATAGCGTTCTTCATTTCTTGATTCTTACAAAAGGTTTGAAACTCCTCTTGCACATACTCTAAATCATCAACTGATGCTTCGTAAGAATTTCTTAGCTCCTCTTTAAGTGCTACTTGAAGTACCTCATTCTCTAACTTTTGAAGTTCTACTTTAAGAACATCCATAGTAATGTTAGTATGATACTTATCGAAATACTCTTTTATTTGATTAATGATCCATTTATGTGAATCTGCATCGAAGTAATGATCGTGTAGAACATCTCTTACGTTTAGTAAAAAACTTTTATCTGTAAGTAGTGATCCTAAAACCTTTAACTGAAACCCCTTTCCGTACTGCTGTAAACTCTTTAATGTCATTTATAACCTTTTATTATATCTTAATATATGATTTATTTTTTTAATAGCCAAGAAGAAGACTGTATTTTATCTCCTAATCCGTCTATAAGTTCAATATTATATTGTCTACAGATATCTGCTTCAGGAATAGTATTATTATTCTGATCTCCTCCATTAGCAAAAGCTAGTTTGTAAGTTTCGTGAAATTTATCAACCATAAGCTTTAGAGTTTCGTTTTGAGTACTATCCTCATCTATAGATACCCATGCCATATCTACTACAGTAAGAGCTCTTATTATTTCAACCCTTTCTGCTTCGTCCATAAAGAAAGAAGAACCTTTCATTTCTCTTTGTTTGTCGTTATTAACAATCACTATGAGAGCGTCTCCTACTTCTTTTGCTTTTTCGAATAATTCTAAATGTCCTTTATGTAAAGGGTTAAAGTACCCGCTAACTATTATTGCTTTTTTCATAACTTTCTGATATTAATTTTTTAAACTTTGTTGTGCTCCAACCGTGATCTCTATTTAAATAATAGATAGGTATTTTTAAATCATCTCCTGTGAAAGGCTTATTAACGTAGTCATCACCTAGAAATCTTAAATCAAATTCTCCCATCTTAAGCAAATCATATAACTGTTCCTCGTAAGTATAACGTATTACGTCATCTATATGCCTTATGCTTTCTAACATTTCTTTTCTTTCATCTGGTGAAAGTATAGGTTTAAGTTTATGAGGCCTTTCTATGGATGGATCTGTATGTAAAAGAACGATTAGACAATCGCAATTCTCTCTCATTTCTTTAAACATCGCAATGTAACCTGGATGTAATACGTCGAAATTTCCTGCTATAACTCCTTTAATCATCTATTTTCCAAAATACTTGTAAAGTAACTATCACCGAAGCAAGTACTAAGATGACAGCTGTCTTTAAATTAACACCCTCTTTAATATGAAAATAAGTAAGAATAGAAAAAGTCAATACTCCTGTTACAAAGCCAAATATACGAGAAGCCCATAATGTCTCTCCTCCGAAAGCTGCGACAATATTTTCTGTACCAAATATATAACCTAATCCTACTGGGATACCCATAATCGCTGAAAGTATTACAGGATTGTCTTTCATCCAAGTACTTATAAACTGTCCATTAGTTTGTTACCTAGATAAACTTTGAGCAAAAATAAAAAAACCTGCTCCTATAAGTAATTTTTTGTAGTCCATTATTTTACTGTTGTTAGTCCTCTAAAGTTCTCTAACCATAGCTCTGTATTCTTGGTTATACCTTCTATCTTATCTTGCTCTAAAAGACGTAGAAATGCACCTGTCTGTAAATCTGGTATTGAAGAGTTTATAACTTCATTTACGTATTCTTTTTCCTTATCATCTAATGAAGAAATATGTAAGTCCATTAGTTCAAAATTAGTTTCAACTTTTTGCCAGTTATGTATAATTTTAGCAAAAATCTTTTTGCCTTCTAGCTTTTCTTCTGCTACTTTGTAGATGTAGTTAAGATCAGTCCTTTCAGTAAGTAGTTTAGGAAATTCTGATACTACTGTTTTTATTCCTAATCCTTTTACTCCTTGCAAGTTATCTGAGTTATCACCTAATAATGCTTTTACTAAGTTGTAATTCTCTGGTAATACTTTTAGTTCTTCAAATATGTTATCCTTTGTAAAGGTTTTCTTTTTAACAGGAGCATATACTTCTATAGTATCATCTACTAATTGTAAAAAGTCCTTGTCTGAAGAAACTATAGTACATTTTTTAACATTAGAATTAGATGCTTTTTTAGCAATCCATGCCATAATATCATCCGCTTCTAACTTATCCATAACTAATTGATGTATTGGAAGACATTCTAAGTAGTCTTGAGTCCTAAATAATTGACCTATAAGTGCTTCTGTTTCCTCTTCTTTAGTGTCATATAGTCCCCAATGAGTAATTCTACTGGTAGCACGTTGTGCTTTGTAATTAGGATCGATATTCTTTCTATTAGCAGATCCTCCTTTACCGTCCCATACTATTATTACTCTAGTAGGATCGAATATTCGAGTAACGTACCCTAGAGAACGAAGAAACCCGACCAGGCCACCAACATGGGCGCCTGATGGGTTCATCGCTTTGAGCAGCGAGAACGACCTGATTAAGGTGTTCATCGCATCAACGACCAAGATATGATCGTTTAATGCTCGGGGTGGGGTCTCTTTAAGATTGTTTAAAATATCGTCGTATGCCATATTAGTTAAATTCCGGGTTACTTAAGATACAATGTAAAATGTATCTATCTTCTCCTGTAGTGTTTCTTACTCTGTGATATGTAAACGGAGTGTTAAGATGTAGAACACCTGTTCCTTTTGTACCGGAGCCTTTGTATATCAACCTTTTACTATCTTTATCTGCGTAATACTCTGTAACTGTTTTATTATCTTCAAGATTTATTATAGCTGTTCCTACAAATTCCTGTCCGTCTGTATGTGTTCCTAATTTATATTTTGCTATATCTTTAACTGGTTGTATTTTCCAGCGATAATGTTTCATCTTATCAATTATATTAGGGTGATTTCTTTCGACTAAACTTAAATCATAATCTTTTTGATTACGAATAAATGAAATTATATCTTTAGATAAATCTGAAGTAATAGATTCATTGTAACCACTTAATGTAAATCTAGTAGCAGGTTGTTTATACTTACTATTATTAGTAACTTTATTGTAATCGTTCCAAGTACCTTCCTGTATAACCTTATAAACTTCATCTGGAATATTTATATCGGTTAATTCCCAAATAGGGTATTTACGGTTGCTAAATTTAGATACTGGTGTAAAGTTCATTAATCTAATAAGTTAGGAGTTATAGTATCTTCTTCTAAATCTCCTTCTTCAATAAGATCAAAATCTAACGTTCCTACTAACTTCAACCAATGTTCTTTATGAGCATCTTTATATTTATCGATCTCTCTCTTATCATCTGGTATAAAACCATGAGCAGTCATAACTACTCTACCTCTAGACTGTACACCGCCAATGTGGTTCTTTTCTATCTGAACGTTAGTTCGTTTAGCAAACTCTACTTGCATACCGTTCTTGATAGCTTTAATCTTAGAAGTACCTGGATTAGTAATATTACCAAAAGTAACAACTAACGTAGCATCATACCACATCGACATACCACCTTTGTTCTGTAACTTAGCCATTCCCATAGGTGACTCAGGTTTCATAGTCCATACTTTATTAATAGCTACTAGCGTATTAGTATAAGGAGAGTTTTCTTTTCTTGATAAAAGTATTTTCTGGTTTAAGTTATTACCAAACTGAGTAGACATAGCACCTGCATTCCATTCGTTGTTGTTCTTATTGGATCTAACCGATAAGTCACAAGGTACTGAACCGATACTATCCCAGAAGAAACACATATCATAAGGTAGATTACCTTTAGCCTGCTCATCCATAAGATCAGCAATATAGACTGCTACATCTTCAATAGTGTTTAATTGGCCTCTATCCGCATAGAGAAAATGCCCTTCATAATCAGTTACATTACCGTTCTCATCAGTAACTTCTTCTACTTGAAGTCCCATTTCCTTAGCATGATCCCAAGACCATTTCATCTCGGTAATGATGAAGACCGGGAGAATGCCCTGTTTTTGAGCATTCACCGCAGCTTCTAGTAGGGCAGTTGTTTTGCCCGTATCACTATGTCCACGCAAGAGAGTGATATGTCCGGTAGGAATACCGGGGAGGGAAGTAATATCTTGAAAAGCTTTCGACAATGGAATCCATCCTTGTTCTTTAAACTTTACAGAAGAATTAGAATAACCTTTCTTTTTCTTAAAATTTGATAAGTTAAACGACTTACGAACTGCAGCGGTCGCTCTTTCTTGAGTATCTTTTTTCATTGCCATTTATATAGCTGGTTTATTAGTATTATATTTTCTGTATTTATCCGGTCCTGCTAAGTGTGTATAGGTCTCAACAGGATTAGTACTTCTTAGATCAAGATACGAAAAATTTTCTTCATATAAAAGTATTCCTAGTAAATATTGACCTAATATTAAATTAAATCTATTAGGGTCAGCAATATTTTTTACTAAAAGGTCATTACGATATTCATAATATGTTTCCGTAAATGTTTGAAGTAGTATATCATTATTGATCTTAAAAAAACCTATATTAGGTACGAATGGAATAGTCCCTGTATTTTTTACTCTCTCGTAAAGCAGTGTGCCTTTTAATTCTATTATGTTATCAGTATACCAAGGCTTAGTAGGAGAATCCTTATGTTCAAAAATTACATCAAAACTATTACTGTATTCTAATGATTTGAAAATAAATAAATCTGGGTCTACTATTGTTTCGTGAGAATGTAATAGGCTTACACATCTAGCCTTCATGTCTTCTAGAAAAATAAAATCACTAGTATCTATTAACTGAATATTAGTTGATAAATGCTCTACATCACTACTTGTTAACTCATCAGTAATTAATCTATATTCATATAGACCTTTAATATGAGTAATCGATTTTTCTAGAAGTTGAAGGTTAATTGCATACTGCTCTTCATTATAAGCTAACTTTTTAGAAAAGCAGTATACAAAAGAATGCTTACTCGTTGAATAAGTCATCAAACTTACTAACAGTATCTTTATTTCCTTCAGTAGCTGTTTCCAAAGTAAAATCTGTTTTTTGCTGACCTAAACTTTCTGGTAAAGGTGTTTCTGTAGGAGTAGTAGTCTCCTCAGATCCAGGGTTTAAATAACTTTGTAGTTGCTTCTTAATAAAGTCATAATCATACTCAGTATGAACCTCAGTAGGATTAGGTTGAGTCTTTAACCATGTATCAACTTGATCGTTATTATCTGATAACGCAGTTTGTTTAGGTTTGATACGAACAGTAGTTTCAGGGTAAGGATTACCTTGTACTTGTTCTACTACCATATCCCATCCGTTAATAACGTCTGTGAAGTCTCCGATATCTTCATCTTCTGCTAAAGCAAGTAATGCTTTATAGATAGTAATACCGAATCCCCATAGTCTTACACCTTTATCTTCTTCTCCTCTTACTACAACAGGAGCAAAGATTCTAGTTTTAGGGTTAAGTTTACCTGATAGTGACCAGTTATCTTTATCGTTTGTCTTTCTAAGTTCTTTTACGAACTCTTCAATCGGGTCTTGCTTACCAAAGTTTGATAAAGCAACCATCGGATACTTACCTACACCGTAGTGGAACTTTAATTCCTTAAACGGAAATGCAGGATCAAAGGCAGACGGTACGATACGAATCGTTTGTTTACCTAGTTCCGGTTTCCAAAAAATCTTGGAGTAATCTGTTTTCTCTTTTTGCTGACCGTTATTATTTAACGTATCCAGCTTTGCCTTAATAGCATTTAAATCCATATATAACTAATTTTAATATAACTTATTATTAATATAAGATAAATAATCTTAGCAGACAACTTATCTTAAGAATTTTTTTAATACTTCAACACTATCTTTACCGACTCTAAGTCCATTCACGTCGCAGTGTTTACAGGCTGAGATAGATTTTCTATCCTTATCTAATAATTTCTTTCGTACTGTCATATATCTTTTGCTAGTCCATAATTCTGGGAATGGTGTGTCTAGTATATTGCCAAGGCCTTTCTCGTTACGTTGCCAATCTTTACTACATAAAAGTACGTTACCATTCCAATCTATCATAGCTTTGTAAAAAGGAATAAAACATTCTCTTTCTTGAGGTTCTACCTGATTAAATATTCCCCCTCTGTTAGTAAGGCCGTACTCTTTAAAGATAGTAGTTTCTCCTGTATCTTCCAAATGTCTGAGTTGAATTTTTATAGAATCTCCGTAAGGTTCAAAAAATTTAGTTAGTACCTCTAAATGCTCCGCATCATCATAACAGTTAACTATAAGTAGTTTGATACCTACATCTATAAAATCCTGTACCTTATGTTTACCCCGTAGAAATACATCTCCATTTGTCATAGTATAAGTATAAAAGTAAGGAGTAAATTCAGCTAATAACTCTAATATACCTTTTGCTAGTACCGGTTCCCCAAATCCAACTAAACCTACTTCCCCAGTGTAGTTTGCATTTTGTAACTGTTTTGAGAGCGTTCTAGCTGTATTAACATCCATATGTAAATTCTGATTAGGGTATAATTCAGGATTAACTCTAGGACAGAAGCTACATTTTCGATTACATAACTCAGTAGGATTAATCTCTAAGTTACGTAAACCTGGTAAAAGCGGATTATGTATACTATCGACTATTACATCTTCCCATCTAAATTTAAATTTGTTAACTTCCATTATCTAGATTGATCTGAAGATTTGTACCACAGGCTCATTTCACCTATTTCTATATGTTGGGGTAGTTCTATAGCGTACTTTACTGACCAAGCTACTTCTTCTGGTGTTAGCATACCTTTGTTAATTTGTTGAGCGTCTAAGGTCATACCGGTTTTAACTAAACCGGGATTTATAGTAATAATTCTACACTTGCGGTCTGTTTTAAAGGCACATAAGTAAGATTGATGGTTAAGGGAGGCTTTGTAGGCTGAATAGCCGGACCAATTGACGCTTTGACCGGGGTATTTAGATTGACTAGATATATTTACTATAGTTTTACTTTCATCGTACATCCAGTTTTTAAATAACAAAGTAAAAAGCTCTGTCTGGGAGTTAGAGCTGTATGCGTTATTAATAAAGACGTCTGAGTTATAAGCTTGTTTAAGTATTTCTAACCTTCCTTCCTCTGTAGATATATCATATCCGTTAGATCTACTGTAGCCGTCTAAGTAATGAGACGTAGAAAGGGTTTCATAAAGTGCTTTACCAATACCTTTCGTATGCCCTGTCAAGGAAATACGTAACATAACTAACTTTCTATATCAATGATTCTATAAAGCTTAGTATTGACCCTTTTGAGTTCAGGACCTTTTGTAAGCAAGACACAGTTTCTATAATCTGGCCAATTAATTCGGTAAGATGTATCAAGTACACCTCCGTTAAGTTCTTTAATCAATGTATTTAGGGCATTAATCGTATAAAGAGTGTTAGATTCTTTTTTACGGTGCACAAGAATAGTATTTTCTAGGAATGTTCCTACATTACCGAAATCAACGTTATAGGTGCAGATGTATTCATCCTGAGATTTAGAATAGAGTACAAAGATTTTATTATATATAATTTTGTACCTGTCCTGAACCTCTTCCAATATCCCTTCTAGCGTATCTTGAGTAGCAAAGGTACAAAAAAGTTTGTTGCTCATATCTTCATTATGGTAAATCGGCTCCAAGTCGTAATCGAATGCCGGTCTAGTAACTGTATTTATCATATATAAATATCTTTTTTATATTATAACACGAGATCTTTTGAGTATTTAACTTTTATTGGGTATTTCCCACCTTCTTCTAAGATCTCCTGTAGTTTCTCTAATGTTTCTTTGCCATCCTCTTTATGAAAGTCAAAAAGTAAAGCGTCGTATGTATATAAAACTAATTTAGTTTTTTTATCCTTTAAGTAACGTAGTGCTTCTTTTAATATAAGAATATTTCTGGAAGTCTCTAACGATTGCATGATATAATTCATTAACTTTTGAGGATTCATGTCTTTGAGCGAGCTTGTGAAAGGCTTTCCACTAATTGGTGCCAAAACCTCTCCGTCATCTTCGAATTGTTTCCATAACTCTTTTATATACTCATCAATCTTTGTAAAGATCTCAAGGTGAGCCCATTTTTCGGGTATCTTTCCATAAATTGCATGAAAGTTAATTTGTTTTGCTGTATCGTATTCTTCTTCTGTGATTTCTTCTTTGTTAAAGTACTGCTTAGCTAGCTGTTTATGAGCTGATTCGTCTGATAAAGGGTATCCAATCTGCTCACAAAGTAAACGAAGGTGATAGCCATCGAAATCCAGCTCAACAAAATAATCACCGGTTGGATGAAAGCACTTCCTGTGTTCTGGGCTTTTAGGTATAGCAGCGAAATTAACGCTATTAAAAGCATTAGTAGGTCTAGATGTAACATTGTATAAATTGTATGAAGTTAGTACTGTATTATCAACTGTATTATATAAAGGGTTTCTAGGTTTAAATATTTCTCTGTAGTTATCGTAATATACTCCTAAACCTGATTGCTCTAAAAGGTAAAATACATTAGTAGCAGCTTTATTGTAAAAATCAAATCCATCTGGTATTTTATAATCAATAACCTTATTAACTTGGTTATAAACTTTTTCACAACTTTCATATAACTTACTGATGGGAATCAGTTGATTAATATTACGAAAATCTCTAAATTTATTATAAAAATGGTTTAAAGTATTATTTTCTCTAGAATATTCTAACCTATCGTATTTAACCATAGAATGAAGTAACGATAAATCAGTGGCTTCTTGTAGATTAAAGTGATATAGTAAGTCTTTTTTGTTTACTGTATATAGTTTACTAGCAGATGATAGTATACCGTAGACACGTTCTTTTGAAACGTTTAATCCTTCATCGTGATTAATTGGAATAATAAATCCATGCTTTGAATTTACCGGTCTTATATAAACAGCAATAGTAGAGGTAAGTTTAGGGTGGTATAAGTCATTAGACGAAATAACGTCAACGTATAACCCTAATTTTGATAACCTTTGTAAACTTTCTAGTTTACTATTTTGCTCTACAATATAAAACACTTATATAACCTTTTATACAATATAAGATAAATTTAGTTACGAACAAACTGTGCAAGGTCTTTTAGTATCTGACTAGATATACCTGGTATATTTTTTTCTGCTTCTGTGGTCAATTCTTTATTTTTAGACTCAACTCCAGAAACTTTTTTATTATCAATAAAGTAATCTTTTTTAATCCCTGTAATATTCCAATCTAACACGTATGTAATATAGTAAGGTTTGTTAAGTTTTGTATACTCTAGATACTTCTTTTTATCTACCTCCACAACTTTATTAATTGTTACATCCCTAACAAAATATCTTTTGAAAGTACCTTTTGCATAATCTTTTTCAGTTGGTTTAGTATAGATGAATCTTAAACCTTCTACAGTAGTAGTTTTAGGTTTAGGTTTTTGTAGTAGTAATTTTTCACTAGAGCTGGTAATGTTAGTACCTTTATAAAAGTTACCTTTATAATCTTGAATAAATTCACCAAGATATTGTCTCCCGGTTTCTTTATCAATAAGTTTACCAGGAACCTTACCTCCAACTTTTGTTTTTACTTTAGGTACAAATGTCATATATTATACATTTTAGCAGTAATATTTGTAATCCATTGATTGTCCGCTCCAATACTATGATCTAATCCGGTTATAATATAAGCAAATTTTTGATATTTAGTTGGCAACAATGTATTATTTATTTTAAAAGTAGATAAAATTTTTAAACCTGCAATTCCTTTCAACTTTAAATTAAGTTCTATAGGAACAGGCATAGGGTCTGGTATTTTATTATCTGTAAGATCTTTTTTTGTAGAAGAAGTAAGTATCGATATACTTTCTCCTTTTACTTGAGCCCAAAGATCTAAATCGAAGGCAGCAGTTGATATTAAACCATTGCTTTTATTAAATTCGGTCCAGACAGATTTAAGAGATTTATCAAATTCTTCTTTTTTATCTTGCAGTTCTTTTAGATCTTTTTTAGTATCTTCTTTATTTTGTGATTTTGTAAGATAGTGTCTGTCTAATGCTCCAGCATTAAATCTAAGTATATTATTTAAATTTTCTTTATAGTTACCAGTATTGCCTTGTGCAGCAATCGAAACCATGCTAGCCATATCTGAGTTTATCTTAGATGTTATGGATACGTCCATCACTGTTGTACTCAAACCGTTTATGTTAATTTGAGGTATATCTTTTTTCTTTTCTATTAAAGCAGGCATTTTACCGTCAATTATTTCATAATAATGAAATCCAGGTGTTACTTCGGTCCATACTATATTAAAATCGTTTACTTCTCCTAAGGCATTTTGTATACCAATTAAGACGTTTCTAATTAAATCCAACAAACCTGCTCCCTGTTCTACTGGACCATCTGTAAATTCCTCAACTTTAGATCTTAAAAAGTGAGTAGAAACCATAATGTTTCTTATCAGATTAGTATTCTGTAACCCTACAGAATCTTGCATTTGCTGATGCAAATCAACTTCTTCATTTGCAATAGTACAGTAACTATATTTTCCTGTTGGTTTTTTAGGTGGTACTGCAACAACTGGGTCGACAGAAAAATGTCCATCAAACGTACGAAAAGTTTCTTCGCTAGCAGGATTAAATTCAGCAATATTTTTTCCTGTGTTATCTTTTAACATACAGAAAGAGTTGACTATTTCTAAAAAAGTACCTAAAGGCATATAAACTAAATTTATACTATCATTTAAAAATTTAGCAATAAATCCTGTATAATTTCCTATAGTCATGTTCATTCTAAAAACTTTAGCATCGGAAAAAGCGGCTGCTATACTATTACCTTTCTCCTTAGCTAACACTTCTTTCATTTTAAAGTTAGGTTCTTTTCTTTCTTTATCTATTCTATAGAAAATAAAATGAAAAATACTTCTTCCTTCGTTTTTATCTTTTTCTGTGTCTTCCGCTGCCTGATCTTCTTTAGAAACATGATCTGTAGTTTTACCTTCTTTTAAGGCATTAATAACTACTCCTTTAGAAATTAAACTTACAGAACAGTCATACCCCCCATCGTTACGAAGTTTCCAGTTAAAGTTTTTTATAAACCCAAAGAGAGCATCATAATTACCGTCACTGTCTTTTCTAATTCGAGATACTTCCTTATCTATTTGTGCTCCATTATCTTTAGTAAACCATACATTATTATCTAATAGCTGAGATTCAGTAATAGTTTGAACCTGGTTATCATTATCTACATAAACTGTATGCCCGAATTCAAGTAGGGCTGAGTATCCAACTCTAAAGTAGCATAATTCAAAATTATTTAAATCTTCTATTGACCAGACTGTAAAGTTAATTTCTGCTTCTTGTAAAGTACCTCCATCTCCTTTACTCTTTATTGTAGCAGAAGTAATTCCAGGCATAGGCCTGAATCCTAATTTGTCTGAATTATGGTAAGCACCAGATGAAGATACTGTATCTCTACCGGGAGTTATATCTACTCCTGCTCTTCTCTTACCTGAAGCATTTAAGGTTCCTCCGGTAAGTATTGAATTTTTAGCTTTTGTATCTACACCATCTACACTACTAAGAAGTATTTCGCCTGATTCTAACTTTATGTATGTATCATTTTTTATTTCGTTTACACTAGATCTCAACCGTACAAATGCAGAGTTCGAATTTAATAATTCAGAGGTTGCTTTTGATCTAGATCTCTGTCCGTATCTATCCTGTCTTTTTTCTATCTGGGTTATAACGTAAGGGTCAACCCCTGATCCAATTGAGGCCATTACCTGTTGTTATTAAAGTTTTTAAATTTAGCTTTAAGCCCAGGTCCGTCAGCGGGTATTCTTAATTGTATTCCTTTTTCTACTACTAAACTATCCTTTTTAGAATTGTTTGCGGATGCAATTATCCACCATAACGAACTGTCATTATAAAACTGCTTTGCTAAGGTATCATACCTATCAGTACCTGCAGTTATTATATAAATGTCTTCTTGTGTTTCCGGGATGTCCGGGTATACAGCATTAGCTAGATAACGTTTTCCGTCACTATCTTTAAAATTAGTTATTGATGAATATCTGTTTGGCATATTATGCTATATATCTGCTTGTTGCTGTAGGTATAAAATCGTGAATAGGAGTAAACGAAATACTTACTGTAAGTATATGTGGTACTCTAGGAGTATCGTCGTCTGAGTTTATTTCCCATGGTGAGTTTACGTCCCAACTTAGTCCTACACTCGATATGAAACCTGTTACGTCTTTAAGGTAATCTGCAATAGTAATTTTTGTAAGAGTACCTTTCATGAATTCTCCTTGATCATTATATGTAGGAGCTGTTGATCCTGCTAATAAATTAATCTTATCGTATAGAGGAACTAAATCAGCTTTAGAAAAAGCTGCTACTTTAAAACTAAAGTCTATTGCACGTTTAAAACCCTGGTAAGTATAAAGTTCATCTGCTCTCCCTACATACTTAGTACCCGCCCAATCTCCAGTAAAATTATCATTTAAAGAATCTAAGAAAGCTCGAAAAGCTAAAAAATATCCATCTGTATTTCCTGGGTAGAAAGTATTAAATTCAAAAGGAATTATATCCTCATTATCTGTGTTAAGTATAGTTGCTGTAGTATCACCGTTTCTAAAAGATTGGATAGGATCGGGACGATTATCTTTATTATCTTTTTCTCTTAATGCTCCTGGTCTATAAAGTACTATGGGATTACTTAAAGATGCCCAATCTGTTTTTTCTTCTCCTACTTGGTAATTCTCGTAATTTGCTTTAGATTTAGTTCTAACTGGAGCTGTACGTTTATCTGAAGAATTATTACGTTCAATTTCTTCTGTTAAATTTTCAGATAATTTTAATTCTGGCTTAAGATCTATACCGTCAATTGCTTGCTGTACAGTATCTTGAATTTTATCGTCTTTTACAAATCTACTATCTGAAGATAGGAAATTAGAATCATCATCAAGATCTGGAACTTCACTATGTACTGAAGAGCGTTCTTTGAGGACTGATGGTATTACGTCCTCATCCCTTTCTTCATTTGGTATCCTGGTAGCTACTTTTCTAAATAAATTTGAACTGCCGATTGCGGGGTCGTCTAACGCACCTCCTTGTTTAAGATATGTAGCAGGCTTAATTCCTCTTGGTATAAAAATACCTGTACCGTTTAATGGTATTTGAGCTAATAAAGATGCTGTTGCACCTACTGTATTAATAGCAGTGTTTATCGCTTGATCCTTAATTGCATTTGTTACAGCTCTTGCACTATTGGATTTTTTTGCATCTTTTAACTTATCTATAAAGCCTACTTGATTAAGTAAAGCTTGATTACCCAAAAACTTTAAACCCTGCTTTCTAGTAAGTAGTTTTACATGTCGAGTTAAATCATCAACTCGTTTAGTTACTTGCAAAGCAAGACCCTTTGCCTTCGGTGGATCATTAATATCCTCCGGAGTCAGTAAGTCTTTTGCTCCATAAAGAGAGTTCTTTAAAGACTTAAGGTCGGTTTTTTGTTCGAGTATAGCCAAATTTTAAAAATTACCGCTAGTATCTGCTGGTTTTACGTAAGAATTAGGAGTTTTACCGTCTAAATCATGTATAGAGTGTTTTGCTAGAGTACTATAATCAGCTCCTGCTCCTTGAGCATGAATTTGTGATTGCAGATTATTATTCTCTCTAGGTGGTAATGATTTTCCATCATATGAATAGGTAGTTCCTTTGTATTTACTATCAGGATCTGTAGTAATTAAATCTTTACCTTGTAATCCTTTTTCTAATGCTTCTAATTGTCCCATAATTGTTTATTTATAAATATTAATTGTTAAAATTTTTCTGACCCTAAGACTATTGCTTCTTCAATAGCTCCGGGGTTCAGATATATATTCTGTCTAGTTTCTACTGCTGCAATAAGTTTGTCTACTTTTTCTAATAATTTTTTATTATCTGAATCCTCAGAACCTCCTGTCAAACCACTTATTAATTCTGTTATAGCTCCTGTGGCTGCGATTGCTGGTGCTGCAAATGCAGTAGTAATCACTAGATCTTTTAATTCATCTAACTTAGTTGTTTCCAGAGAATTTAATGCTGTTGATAGAGCTACTACACCTGCTGCAATTGCTGTTAACGATGTACCTACTGTAGCTAAGCTTGGTGCTAATGCAGCTAATTCTGTAAGTGTACTAAGTGGACTACCTAGTAAAGAAGCTGCAGAGAGACTTATTAATCCTGCTCCTAATGCTACTAGACCTACCCCGGTTATTGCTAATGCTTTTGCACTTTCCATAGTAAGTGATTGCATGGCATTACCAAAAGCAGTAAATCCTGGTGCTGCAGCTGTTAATGCCTTACCGAGAGGTTCTATAGCAACTGCTAGAGCCATTATACCTAATAGTCCTGCTCCAAATAATACTGCACCTATACCGGAAGAAAATAATGATCCTAAAGCAAATGCTGCTGCTGAGAATATTACTAATCCTGCTGCTGCGGCTAATACTCCTCCTATATCAACACCTGCCATTTGGTTTAATGCATATGCTAAAGGAATCATTGCTAGACCTAAAATACCGATAGCTACTGATCCCAATATCATATCTTTACTTCCTTTAGATATAATTTTAGCTACTGCTGCCAGGCCTACCATTCCTGTTATACCCATAGCTACACTTTTCCATTCGACAGTAGCAAACTCTTGGAATGCTTTTGCTGAGATATAAAGTGCTGCTGATAATATTACCATTGCTCCTGCTGCTCTTATAAGAGATTTAGTATCGAGTTTGTTAAAACTCTCTATAATACTACTTCCAGGAGATGCTTTAGGAGCTGAAGGAGTTTTTGTAGATGAGACAACATCCTTTCCAAGTTCTTTGGCTTTATCTGCTGCTCCGCCTATTGCTCCAGTTATCTTATCCTTTACAGCAGTACCTATTCTACCTGTTATATCAAAGACACCTCCTAATTTTTTACCAAGTACCCCTACAGCAACTGTAGCAGCT